TGGGAACACAGTTTGGGTTTTAATATATCTCTTAAACAAATCTCTCAGAGAAACAGGCGCCTCACCAAAGAACACTTCAAAATTGTGATCTACGGCGGGAGCTTGCTCTCCAATAGTTTGTAAGCTAGAAGCACCATTGGGCATATCAGGTTTACTTGATGCCTCATTGATTACTCCTGACTGAGATATGAGAATTCCTTCGTCGACAGGAAGATTAAATTCTGCAGGCTCAGGCGAAACGGGTGGAAAATAATGCAAATTCCTCAAATTTTCAGAATTGGGAAATGCAAATTTCGCATCGTCACACATGCTTACGAAAACATTAATCTTAATAGGACTATTGTCGTCAGAAGGGGACACTAGATTATTGAGAACATTTACCTCAAGAATTCCATTCATGGATAAAATATTATCAGCGGGTAATCTAGCACTATCACTATAGTTTACATTGTTAACATTCATGCGAGTGTAATTATTTAGGAAGGCCTTGGCCTGTGCCCATCCAATTACTATTTCAAAATCGTCCTCTTCTGAAATATCAACTACCCTAGAGTAATTCACATTATAGTTAACTTGTTCAGTATGGGATGTTGGATCGTAACGTAGTAAAACCCTTCCTTTGTGGTATTGTGATTTAACCACTTGAAAGCGAAATTTAACGCTACCTTTCCAACACTTGAACATTTGACCAATCATTGCCATCGGAGTGGGATGAATCTCAATTCCGCTGGTGTTAAATAAATTTGGTGTTACATATGCATTCCACAACATGGTATCAGTAAGATCTGCCTCAGTCCATTCAAATGAAGTTAGGTAAGACTCACGACACGCAATGTCGGTTAGACCCATCTGGTCAGTCCCATCCAATCCAACTGTACGTGAATCGATGGTCAACTCTTGTTTAGAATCCAATGTAAGCTTGTGTACGGCATCAGCTGCATCCACATTAGCCAAGTTTCCCGTAGGATTTGGCTTAAATGGTTCGATATCAGTTAAAACAGAAGGCCTGCTAAAACCAAATAATCGAGCAGCTCCACCCACCCCAGACGCTAGCATTTGTGTTGCTCGCGCATAAGGACGGATGAAAGGAATCTGTTCCAGCAATCCTGCAGCTTTCGCTATAGCAGTTGCCGGTTTAGATATGATCCCTTGTCCATACTCATCAGTGTTCATGGCATTTGAATTAGTTTTCTTCCTGTTATTACCATTACCTTTTTGCCTACCAGATTGCGAGTTCAAGACTTGCATCTGTTGAGCAGGTGTGGTTAAACTAGAAGGCATTGTAAGTACAATATCAGTAGCCCATAAATACATAGTGACGGTAACCGGATCGGTTCCGCCATTAGCGTGTAATAGGTTGCCAATAGACTTAACATTCAATTGTCCCATAAGCGCTGCATCGCCATTCGATAAAGACAAATAATTATCTTTCCAAAAGAACGGCATCTCCATCTCACCTCCCTCATTGGTGGATGGATTCAACCAAATATGTGGTTTCTGAGAAAAACCTACAATGTGAGCATCTTCGAGATCTGCATGATCTGCAGATAAGTCATCGAATCCACTCATTGGATTGTATGCAACGATAGCACGGCCATAGTGAAAGCCAGTGCCGGAAATAACGATCTTCATATTTAACTTATAACGTAGAAGTTCGTAATTTCCTAATTTGTCTGCTACAGTAGGGTTGCTTTGAAAGACTTGCCATGGCTTTATAAAATAATCTAAAGGTTGTCCAACGGCCCATTCACGAGCATCAGCCCGAATTGGTCTTTTCAAAAATTCACCCAGTGAAGAATCAGAAGTGGCAACAGCATCAAAAGTCGGATCCAATCCGCTATGAATATCTGTTTTCCAGCCAGCATCTTCATCTGCAAAAGCAGTGATTTGTTCGGTGTTAGTAGAAGTGGGCAGTTCTACACTTAACCCAGGTTCTGTTTCACCTGTCGAAGTATTACCTGATTGTGATTCCAATGAATCAGTATCACTGTCATGCGGAAGTAGTTTCTTTAACTTATCTAACTTCTTTTGTAACTTCTTAGTTTGCGAATATTTTCGCGCCAAATTGCATCTTAATGTTATGTTTTCAGTACGTAACATTTGAAGCTCTAAGGAAAATTGTGAGTTTAGAGGGACCTCACTAAGTCCACTTGTTTGTGTTTTAGTAATACGTAATTTACAAATAAGCTCCATATGTGTATCAGCACATGTGCTCAGAGCACCTCTTGGTGTGGTTTCAATTCCACTCTTCTAAAAAGAAGTACACTACGGGGAGTGTTCAAGTCAC